CCTCAGTTTTGGGTCAATCGCACCAAGTCCAATAATCCCAGATTGGAAAATATTCCACTCAAAAATGTGGATATTTACTTTTACTGCCGAAACATCTGCACAACTTTCTTCTCTTGAGTAAACCGCTGCAAAGATAGCATCATGGTTTTGCATCTGGCGTCTGGCTTTGACAATTGACCCTCCATTGTGGGTGCTATCGTCCACAACAAAATACTTGCCTCCACCATTTGCAAACCTACTCCATTCGCCCCTTACACCATTGCCCAATCGTTTTACTCCATTTTCCGTTAGTTCAAATAATGGCAGATGTAATTTGGTTGCCAGAATACTGGCTGGAATCATCCCAGACCGTGGTATCCCAACAATGCCCTTGCAGTCTGATGGCACAAACGGAATTAATTTCAAACTATCTCTGGCTAATTCAGCCGTTGTGAAATACTTGAAATACCCAATGGGCATTTCTTCCCGTTGTCCATTTGAGAAAATAGACCAGTCCGTACTCTGCTTGTCACACAAACCATGGCAAAGTTGGCTGTCATTCTCAGAATGTGAACAAATCACACCATGCTTGCATTGTTCGCCTTTGTAAATGCAGTTAATCAGAATACACCACCTTACCCGATTCTGGGTGTATCACAGGTTTATTTGCAGCATTCGCAATACCTTGACATTGATTAATATCATTCTCAAAGAACACACCACAATTACTGTCCTTGTAACAAAGCCCCTTAAAACTGGCGATATCATCCCCATCATAAAGAACCAGTTGATTTACATTGATTTGATATTTTCTCAACCAATCTTCCACTTCACTTCTACTTGCCTCTGGTAGATGACCAATCACCAATGGCACAGCATGCAACCTTGGAACCATGATGGGTGGAGATGTTTTAATATCTGCTTTCTTCTCCATGATTACAAACAAGTCAACAGCAAACCCACCTTGCAAATTCTTTACGATTGACTGACCGTTTATTTGTCCATTGTTCCAACAGTTGTATTCCAGCAGATGTACCGACAAATCCACAGCATAAACATCAGGCATTCTATTTTTGTCTCTGTTGTACACCACAGCCCAGATTGCATCATTGCCTTTGTATGATTTCTTTGCTTGTTGCAGCGAATAACCGTTGTGGCATGTATCATCAACTATAAAGTATTTGCCATCTGCATATCTTGTAAATTTGCCCCTGCCACCAGAGCCAAGCATGCTGATTGACCCATCTGGTCTTAATTCACCCAAAGGCAACTGCATGTGGGTGGCTAGGATGGATGCTGGAAGCATCCCAGACCTTGGAATACCTATAATTCCATTGCACCTTGGCGGAACATATTTAACCAACTTGTAAGTATCACGAACCAAATCTGTGGTTTTGGTGTAAACCAATTTGTCATGTGTTCTGTACTTGCAGACATTACACACTTTCAAAGTGGATGGTTCGATATCTGATTCTGTACCATCATTCCATTCAATTGCTCTAATTGTCCTTTGACTTAATATGCAAGATGCATCTTGTTTAGTGCAATGAAAAATCGAAGGAGGCATTTGGCAACCACACTTGCCTTTGCCTTTTATTTCACCCAAATATTCGCATGTCTCAACACGCAATGGGTGCAGATCGTTTGCTTTAATTGCGTTTCTCATCTTTTACCATTTATGTTTCGGGCAGTCCTCAGATGCCCATAATGCTTTTTCTGAAATAAAACAACCACACATTTCACACCTTGCCTGAGTCAAATGGCTACACTGTTCGCAAATGCTGGTTCGATGGTTGTAGGTTGCTTCATCCACATTCCGCCAACCATCCACTGCATGCTTGGCAACGGCTTTGGCGAAATTGTAGATTTGTTTTGTGATTGGAGGAAAGTTATTCATAGAACTCAATAAACAAAGACTTTGCTGGAACTGGTGGGCTTGTAAACCCACAGCAATAAGCATTGGTTACTTCAACGGTTGTACTTGCAGTAAATGGGTCACATTCATCTTCGGCATTTTTGCTTGCAACCAAGTCAAACGTAACCATTCCACAACCGTCACCCCATGTAAAACCACCCCGCCAATTCCCATTTGCAGCACACTGCAACCAGATATTAGTAATTGGGTAATTATAAGAAGGACAAGTGCCAACACTTACAGAGTCCCTAAACCATTCATCACCCTGCCAGTCTAATTCAAACGACAATGGAGATGCTGGACAACTACAATTCTCTTGAGCGGTAATCGTACAATTCATAATTAACGGGTAATACTCTGCACCTGTTTGGTATGGTGCAGTTATTCCTGGCAACTTCCTGCCACAACATGAACCAACACCACAACAACAAGTTGGACTTCCCGTTGGCATGGTGAAATTAAATTGGAGTGGAATGGTTGTTGTTGTGGTCATTATGCCTCACAGCATCCCGTAAACGTCTGCATTGCACCATTGCTGAAGGTCACATTGAAAGTAAAGCATTCGCCCCACATGGGAGTACCCCACCCTTCATTTAATGCACCCCAATAAGTCATGCCGATTTGTTCTTCATGGTCATAACTTGGACCAACCGTTGCATGGCTTCCATTATTTCCAACCACATCAATTACATAACTGGTTGCTCCAGATGGCATACCCAAGAACGTAAAACTGAAGTGTGGTGGCTGTCCTGCACAACTCAACCCGTTGAACTGGATACCTTGACCGTCTGGCACTTCTGGACTTCCACAGTCTGTATAACCGCTTGGCGTTGCATCATTGGTCAAGATACATTGGCAAGCACCAGTTGAAATATTAATAACCTTTCTATAACCCGTTGTACAATCTGCACAATCAGAGCAACTTGGAACTGCCTTTGGTGTATCGCAGTATTCATAACCATAAGGCAATGGACTACCAGCCGCTATGCAATCGCAAGAACTGGTGGTTGGGTTGTAAATCTTGTCTTCATATGTGGTACACTCCGAACAGGTGGAACAGCCGCTTGGAGGTGTTGGCAATTGGTCAATTGGACAATCGCCAGATACTTTTACAACCGCTTCTGGCAAAGTAATGTTGGTGTATTTCTTGGTTAAAGTTAGCACACCACCAGTTACTTGAAATTGATATCCCCCAGATGATTCAACACAGGTGATTGCAATTGGAGTAATACTGATATCCACATCACACAAAACGCTAAAACTGGTCTTGTCGCTATTCTCAACATCCATACTAACTGAGTAAACACACCCCGATTTTGTGACAATAATACCATTGCCACCCGTCACAGACATGGTGTTGGTTATGGTCTTTTCACAACTATTCTGGCTGTTGGCGGAAATTGAGATGCAATCCCCTGCAACCAAGTCCAATGTGCTTGCAATCGTTTTATTACAACCAGACCCACTGACAGAAATACAATTACCACCGATTAAGTTCATCGTGTTATTAATGGTCTTTTCACAACTGTTTTGGCTGTTGGTATCAATGCTTATGCAGTTACCAGCCAACAAACTGAGGTTTAAATCTGCACTAACTTCGTACTTGCAACCACTCTGACTTACATTGACGTTAATACATTGACCATCTCTTCCAGTAACTAAGTCATTCGGCAATGATAATTCGGCTGTATCTGGGCAATCCTCAGTACCACCACCCGTTAAAGACAAAGGTGATTTCGCAACAATCTTATTAGCAAAACTTGATGTACCTGGACTTCCAGCACCACAGGCTTGACCAGCAACCTCAACACCTTTCCACCTTACAATCTTTGTATTGGGTATGTCGTTGCAAGTTGGTTCATGCACTTTCAACCCTTTACCATCAAAAATAAGGTTTTCAGTTGGAGTACCTTCCACACAAGCATTGCTGCATGGTTCACCCTGCTTTACTTTCAAGGTGTTGGTGGCATCAATACGAACCAAAGCCCATTTAACACCTGTTCCCGATTCTTTCCACAGTATGATTGCAGAGCCAGTTTTGCCTGATTTTAGAGAAGAAGTTACGCCAACCTCTATTTCTGCATAGGTGTGGGTACTATCTGAAACATTGACTTTGGCAACCGTCAAACCATCAACCACAATTTGAGCAATTCTGCCAGCCAAACAAGGTGCTTGCAGAATACCAAAGCGGTTGATGTGCTTTATCTGTGGAGAAACTCCAGTCAATGTAAAGTGGTATTTAAATTGTCTGGTGGTGGCTGCATCAACTGGAAGAACGGTTGGAGTTTCAATACCTACAACATCAAAAGCATTCAGGTTGCTACCAGTGTCATTGCGAAAATACACCTTGTCAAACTGCTGTGTAACATCTGACGTTTTGCTATTGTCTTTGAGATACGCCTTTGCTGCATCCTGAACTTTATTCCAAGTATCGGCTGGTATTAACAAAGGGTCATATGGGTGTACATGTTCAAACATATTTAAATACTTGTTCCTATGCCTAACAGGCTAAAATCTCCAGTTGGATACACTTGGTCAACAATGGCTGCAATGGGTGCTTTGTAACGAATACCACCGTTATCATTCTCTTCATACTTAATCCAGAGGTAGTCCCATCCATACTTGGCAATGCCTGAAATTGGTTCAACTGTAAGACCAGTAACATTGGGACTTGCTGCAAAGTTAAATTGAATATCGCACAGGGTTTCGTCTTTTTGTCGTCCACCAGATGCACCAAGAAAAAGAACTTCACCAGCAGCGAAACCACGAAAACTGGCGTTATTTACCTTGCCTGTCAGACCATAGAGGGTCATGGCATAGGCAAAATCAACAAAACTAATATTGAATTCAACCGTCTCTGACCAGCTAAATTGTGGAATGGTTATTTCGCAACCCTGTGGTTCTCCATCGTTGGTTTCACCAATGGGCATATCGGCTGGTGCTTGCAGGTTGAGATTACTGCAAAGTGCAGAAGGATACCTACCCCTTCGATACAGCGGCTGGGTCACCTTGGTTGTGCCACCAGTGGTATCAAACACGATTGGAGCAACTTTTAAACCCCATTCACAGGTTGCTTCCCAGATATCATCTGCTTTGCCCTGTCGTTCAATACTGATGGTTTTTCGATGTAAAGTGCAGCCATCAATAGCTAAGGTTAGTGGCAGATATGCCTTTAGTTCCTGTTCAATGTTAAGTGCAACATTATCGCCCCAACAAATGTAACTGTTTTTTGCTGTCGGTGGTTTTGATGTTACAACTGGTCCACCCTCTGCTTTTTCCCTTATGATAATTGCCATGTTTAATCACCCATCCCACCGTTACCAATAAACATTGGAACAAACTGAGCACCTTTTTTAGTATTTCTTACAATTGACCGCAGCAAACCGATTTGCGTTATTAAATGACCTTCGATGTTTCCACCCAAACCTCTAGCACCCCATGCCGAAAACGTACCAGCACTGGAAATCTTGGTACTAGTAATTTCCGATGGAGGTGGTGGCGGAGGTGGTGGCGGTCCACCCTTATCCCCTGCACGTTCTTGCCCTTTCTCAATCGGACCCTTTCCATCTTTTGATTCACCTTCCTTCTTAATCTTATTTACTTCTCTAGCACCTTCCTTGGCTTTACTAATCAAATGGTCAAGTTTCTTCTTCGCCGCTGCTTCTTCTTTTTTCAATGCGTCAATCTCTGCATCTGACTGTTTCTTTCTGGCGTCTTCTTCTGCTTGTCTATCCGCTTCGATAGCAGCCTGTCTTGCTGCTTCTTCTTCGTTAATCTTGGCTAAAGCAGCATCTGCTTCATCGTCAATTCGCTTTACCTCTGCATCATGGGCTTCTTTTGCTTTCTTCTCTTCCATTTCTGCCATGTCGTTCAGAATATCCAATTGTTGCTTTTCTTCTTCTGGACTGATAATCCCAAGAAACCCCTGTGCTTTGATATACAACGATGCAATTCCATTGACCAAATCCCGCCAAATGCCTTTAACGAAATCAATCGCTTCCCGCCAAGCCCATTTAAAGAACCAAGTGACGTTTGCCACACCTTTGAGAATGTAAGACCAAAGCAAACTTAAAGTGCTTACAATGCCTGTGTACATTTCACTAAAGATGGTGAACACACCAAACTTAAAAGCAATCCACTTTTCGTACAGATAGTGTGCGCCTTTCATCCAGACCATTTTTAGAGCAGTCCAGACAATCTCCAGTGCTGTTGACAAATCCCCAGACATGACGGCTGCAACAATCCCACCCCAAGCATCTGAGAAAATACCTTTGATTTCTTTAAACACATCTCCAAAACTCCTGACCTTTAGAGAAGCACTGCCAATCCCGATTGCAGTCTTTGCAATCCAGCCCACCAACAAAGTAATTCCAGCGATGACCAAACCAATGGGAGATATTAAGAAACCAATAACTGAACCGATAACACCAATTACGGCTGGTATCGCAGCAATGGCTGATGATAGAAAACCAAACAGCCCAATTGCACCTTGGACAATACCAAACAAGAAACCAATTACTGAGGATACACCACCGATTGCACCACCAATGATGGTGAATACTGTGCCGATGGCATACAAAGCAGCACCAGCACCAAATATTACAATTGCAAGTTTGGCAACAGATACAATCAAGCCTTGATTGTTTGCAATCCATTCAGCAACCATCTTGGCTGTTGGTACTAACCAATTAATAAACTCCATGATGGCTGGTGCAAGTGCAGCACCAATTTCTAGTGCCACCTTTCTAATCGATAACCACATATCAACAAAAGCATCATCAAGTTGTGCTGCCAACTTGATTTCTGCATCTGTCATTCCAAACCCCTTGACTTTGCCTTCCTGCATCTGCTTCCTGATGGCATCTGCACCTTGAGTCAGAAATGGCAATGCTTCTGTGGACTTAAATAACTTGATTGCAGCCAATTCTCTTGCATTGTCGTTCATGCCAGCCATTGCATCAGATAAAGCCAACAACCGTTCTTCAGGCTTCATGGCAGACAATGTGGCTGGGTCAAGACCCATGGATTTGAGCAAGTCTGCCTGTTCTCCAGTGGGATTGGAAAGGGCTTCACCAACTGCTTTGTTGGTCTTTTTAAGAACTGTTTCCAGTGTGTCCAAAGAAGTGCCTGACATTTCGGCAGCATAACTTAATAAAGAAAGTGCTTCGCCAGATGCACCAGTTCTTTGTGCCATGTCATCAAGTGCAGCACCAGTTGAGGCAAATGATTTTGCGGCTGCAAACATGCCACCCATTGCAGCACCAGACCAAGCCATCATCTTAGTGCCAGCATTCTTCATCTTGTCACCCATGGCATTAAGTGACTTGCCGAGATTGTCAAGTTTTCGCTGAACGGCTGTTACACCTTTTTCAGCAATTTCTATGTATGCTCCACCAGCACGGATGTTTTGTTTACTTGCTCCCATCAGTTCCCCTGCACAACTGCTTTAAAAATGTTAAATCACTGGTCTTTTCGATGGGCTTCTCCTTCTCAATTTGATGAAGACGGTATGGATTAAAGTGGGCTGGAATCTTTGAATCACCTTTTTCTGGGTCACGATTTACTTCATACAAGAACCAAAGAATGTGACTTACATAATCCCAGTTCTGCCTGTCTAACCCTTCAGCCATCCAAATAAGCCTACGAAATGTAAGATGGTCTGTATTAAACCCTAAACGACCAGTTAAACTATCGATGAATTGCCAGACTCCATGGGGATAATCTTTTCTAAATCTAGAGACTCTATCTGCTTCTTCGCTTTCTGTAGTTGTGCTTCCTGATATTCCGCTGTCTTGGTTTTTATTTGCATCAGGAGTTCCCGTCTCCTTTGGGGGAAAAAAGCGATTAATTCATCGACCAATGCCTCTGATGCATCCTCAATCACCTGACCACCAAGTGCATACCCAAAGTCTTCATCCGACACACCAGCCTTATCAGCCTGTGGTTTGACCAGAATAAACAAGACATTGCACAAACCAATAATATCAGCAGCCAACTGCTGCAATACATCTGGAAAGTCCAATAAATCAATTCCAGTGTGTTCTTTAACTTGTCTTACACTTCCAATCGTGATGGACAATTCCCATTCACGACCAAGCAAATCCTTAAATTTCTGCATATTTTCTCCGTTGCTATAAGAAAGAAAGGCTGTGACCGAATTGCCACAGCCGTATTAGAAAACGCTATCAAGTTCCATCAACCCAAGTTGGATAACGCAAAACATAGGTGGGCTTCAACACCACACTACATTTAATCGGTCCCTTGATTTCTTCAATCCGCTCAAGTTTGAAGCAGTAAAATTCGCCTTCAATACCTGCTCCTGTGGCAGATGATAGGCATTTAATGTTAAGAACTGATTTGTTCTTCCAAGCGGTCAGGATTTTGGCAAAATCGTTTGTGTCTGCCTCATCCCACAGGCATTCAAAGGCAATCTCTACCTTTCCCATAGTGGGTTTGAACAACTCAAAAGCCCCTCCTCTAGAACTGATTTCGCCTTCGCTGTATTCCAAACTGACCGTTAAATCTCCAATGATATTTTTCATTGGGGTTGTATATGTTGCACCAGAGGAAGTACCTCCACTGCCAATATAAATCGCTGCATCTAAGCCAATCTTTGCTGCCATATTTCACTCTCACTTTTTGCAAAAAGGTGTATTAACTAAAGGATGTTGCCCAATAACTGGGCAAACGTCCTTGTATTTTCTCCATCGCTGGAACCATAAATGGTCTTTGTGGATATTCTGCACCCTTGAACAATCCACCTTGTTCATGGACGCCACCAACAACACCAATCAAATCGGAACTTGGTCCGATGATTGCATATCTATTTTTCTTATCCACAAAGAACACAATAGATTTTGGTAAACGGCTAGTTTGTGTTTTGGGTGGCGTGTTTGGCATGGAGGCTTTTTTGCTTTTGCGAATACTTCGCTTGGCAATCAAACGAAGTGAAGCAGCCGCATGACTGAAACTTTTAAAGGTGGCATCGTCAATCTTTTTCTTGACTTTTTCGCCTTTCCAGTCTTTCTTTACCTTCACATTAACTGCCATATCACTCCAAAAAACTTGCCACAATAACCGTTGTCCAAACTTGCGATTGGATATGTTCTTTGGCAAAGATACTGTCATCTGCCAGAACATTATTTATTTCTGTGCATGTAGCACCATTTATTACGATGCCTAGCAAGAAGTCTTCAATTTCCTCAACCAAAGTCCCGATTGGGTCTGTCATGGTTGAGTTGTTTACATCATCCAATCTTTTCTGTATGCCAATTTCGATATTATGCGTGATTTGATTTGAACCACGGCTGAAGATTTGTTTGTTTCTACCCCTTGGAATTACAGAAACCTTGATGGTTGCAAGTTCATCCAAGCGAAACATGGGTAGCAGATATCTGGAAGCAACCACACCCGTTGTAAAACCATGGGCATTTAATAATGCAACCAAGTCATCTGCTAATTGTGTGGTTTTATCTGCCATATTAATTACTATCAACTAATTGGGTGTGAATCCGCATGAATGCACGGTCTGCATCTGTGTAATTAAACACGGCTGCTTGTGTTGGGTTGTAACATTCCCATGTGTATTCAGTTGCTCCAATCACCTCTCTTATTCTGTCCCCAACCTTTGGTTCATATCTTGCATTGTCGAAAACCAAGGAAGAACTAGAGACGATGAAGTCTCTAGTTTCCTTTGTTAAAATCCCTACGTCTAAATCAATATCAAACGTACTTCTTCCAATGATGGCATTAAGGGTTGCAGTGCCTTCCACAGATAATCTCTGGAAGGTCACCGCTTTTCCAGCAACGGAAAAAACCGTTGAATAACCCGCTTTAATGGCATCAGTAAACACAGTCATTAGGCAATCGCTTCCGTATTAACAATGGCTTCAGTAACGTAAATAGGAATTCCTTCACACTCTGTTGGGAGCGGAGCAGGAGCACCAGTTGCATTGGTGGCAGTACGGCTTTTACGCAACTGACCAAGACTTCTTCGTGACATAAAGATTGCACTGGGTTTCAGAGTAACTGGGAAGGTAGCCAATGCATCATAAAGCAACGAATCGGTCAAACCTTTACCCGTATCAGCCGTAACATTCTTAATTCTGGAGATTGCTTTGGCATGACCAAGTTGAGCACCAACCCAGAACACACCATCAGCAACGTAAGCCGAATACCGTTGGTACGATCCATCGAAGATACTTTCAGTGCGTACTTCAGAGATTTCGAATGCCCCTGCACCACCAAGTACCCATGTCAAATTATCAACTGGATCGGCTGCAACTATATAAACAGACGAACCAGTGTTGGCTGTCGTTCCAGTTGCATCTACAAGCATCGTTGAGTCTACCTGTCCCTGCAAACCAGTAAAACCATTGGTATCACCAAGGGTCGCACTAGTTCCATACCATAGAACTTTTGAAGCCTGATACAAAGCGGCACGCATGGCACCAAGGGTTTCCTTAGCCATGTATATCTCTGCTCCATCAGCACAAGCATCTGCAACGGCTTTATCAACTTCAATTCTGGGATTGAGAATAGCGGTTGTAATTGTGCGGTTAGTATAAGTGCTGCAAGTTGAAGCAATACCTGAGTTAACAGCACGGAAAGTTACCGTTGGGTCAGCAGTACGAACCAAGGTGCTATATGTGTACCCTGGAACTGTCTTCCATGGTAATACGCTGATTTCGGGTGAAACTTTTACTGCTTCTTCAATCAATTCGGTTCTTACATGTGGGCCGAACTTCGCAACACCAGTCAGTGTTTGTAGAGCCATTTATTTACCTCAATTTATTTTCTAAGTTTTAAACTTGCTGCATAAGCAGCCACCCCATCAGATGCAACTTTGCTGAACTGTTGCTTACGTTGTTCAAATGCATCCTTTTCAGGGTCAACTACCTCTGCATTAAATGTAATGGGCTTTTGTTCTCCAAAGTTGGCAACAGAAGCAAGTTTGTTTTTGAGAAGTTCAACTTCTGCTTTCAATGCTTCTTTTTCTGCATCCATTACATGAACTTCAGGTTGCATCGCTAATTCAACTACGGGTTGAATTAGTTCAACTTCCTTTAGTGGTTCTACGTCTTGTGACTCCCCATCATCCACGGCTTCTACGGCTGCTGCCTCAACGGCTGCCGCCTCCACCACTGGTGCAACTTCCAGTTCTTCAGTTGCTTGGATTTCCTCTTGACCTTCACTACCCTCAACAACTTCTGTCGCTTCAACGGCTGGTTCAACAGCCTCCACGGCTTCAACTACTTCCACTGCTTCAACACAAGGTTGTTCTTGCTCTGCATATTTCATAATTTTCACATTGATTGTTTCTTGTTCTTTTAATTCGGTAGATGTGTTTTTGTCCGCTCCATAGGGACACACAGCGATACCACGCAATGACCATTCACGAATAATCAAGGCTGGTCCGTTTACCTGTCGTTCATTGACCGTTACTGTGTAATTCTCAGGAACTTCCTCCAGTACCACATCTGCATCATGTGTAATCGATGCTTCATATGGTTGACCTTGTTTAGCACGAAAAATGACTTCGGCTGCACGGTCATTGCCGTTGAAACTCTGAATTACACCAGATGCCAGTAAATCACCGTTGACGTTCTCAATCTTGTTTGCATACCCAATCACTTCTTCATCATTGTGGTTGTAATCAATCGTCAAACGGCTTTTATGAACTTGCATCCCAGCATTGTCATGGACAACATTGCCCCAATACCAATGGCTGATTGGGTCACCAGTTCTGGCTACCATCTTAAATGGAGCAGTCTTGGCTTCATCGCCATTGTCTTTGAATTGGCATTCACCAACCGAAAACTGCAAGGCTTGTTTTGGGACTTGTTTGAATTCAAAATCGTTCATGTTTCTACCTACTGTATATAGTACCGCTATTTCGGCACTTAAAAGGTGTTTAATTCGTTTTACGATTTACTGGGTGATTGTCACAGGCATTGGTGTTGCACTGGGACTGATACCGAGACTCTGCATCAATGCTTGTTCTTTCGCCAGTTCATCTGCTATGTCGTTGAAGTCTTCACCACGTTCTTTGCAAAGTCTGGTTCTACTTGTAAGACCAGAATTGATTGCCAGAATATCGGCATTGATTTCCTGTAAAGGCGATATCCAAGGCAAACCAGCACCAACATATTCCCAATTAATCATATTAACTGTGGTGTTGGCTGGTAGGGTAAGCAGTCCAGATGCAACCCAAGTATTTAACTTCCAGTAAGTAATATCATCTAGTATCCGTGCAATATTCTTACGCTTTATTTCAGCCGACTGATTGTATTGTAGAAGGGCTTGACGGCTTCCTGAGTATGTGGAATATGCTTCATCGTAGAACGAATATGGAATATCCAAGGACTTCATTGCAATTCCAAGCATCATGTTCATGTATGCCTGAAATTGTGTGCTTGGCATAGAACTTTGCATGAATTCCGCATCGTCTCCTGCCTCCATATCTAAAACAAAAGCACCTTTGCCAAAGTCCACAGAATAATCACCCTTTTCGTCCGCTTCTGTGGACGATGGCAAGTCTTCAGCACCTAGTTTACGGGTGAACTTAATACCAAATAGACTGGTGATTTTACTTTGAATTAGAGCGTAATTGCTGGCATCCATGATATCTCTGTAAGTATTCAAACCACTTGCAAGCGGCGAAATGCCTCTTACTTGGTCAAATCTATCGTAGTACGCATGATGAATTACATATTGGGCTTCGATAAAACGGTCAAATAGAAAGCGGTTGCCATTGCGATTGAATACACAGATGCCAAGCATTTTCCCAGCACCATCAACAACCACTCCATCAATCACGGTTGCATCTTTGGGAAGGTTTAATTGGGCTGTTTCTGGAGCAGATGGACTTCTAACCCTATCGCCTTCGATGGCTTGGATTTGTCCAGATGCCAATTTGATTAAGAAGCAGTCCCCATCAACAACTGCTCTGGCTTCGATTAGACGGGTAAACCTGTCCAATGGATGCCTTGCAGCAATGTCGCATTGGGCTGGCTCTGACCACCACTGCATTAGTTGCTCAAATCGCTGGTCAAAGAAAGCATCGCCAGAACGGCTTTGGAATGTGAAATGAGACACATAATCCAGATGCTTGTTTACTGCCCATTTGGCTGCACTGTAGTTTCTGAGCAAATCTCTGGTGGTCGAAACTAATGCTTGCCGCTTTAAAAGTGATAATTCGTTGTCCTCAGATTGCAGAATAACACTTGGTGCTTTTCGCTGTGGGCTGCTTTCAGTGGCACTATATCCGAACTTAAAGAGTTGCTTGACGTTGTTTAATAAACCCATTTAGACTCCACGAAGGTCAATTGTCCTTACCATTTTCCTTGTTCTGGATGCTGTCTGTAATCTGCTTTCCCAAAACCTTAATTCTTCGATTGCTGCTGCAATACTGAAGGTTGTAGATACTCCATCGATGGTCACACTGACCGTACCAGCACTGCCAGCCGTTGCTCTGGTGGCAAGTGCTGCTTCAAGTGCGTCAATCTTTTCTTGTATTTCATCTTTCGATAAAGCCATTTAACCACCTATGCGATTGCTTTAAGTTTTTCGATTAGTTCTTGTGTTTTTCCAATTTCCATTTGAATTGCTGTGACTTGGTTCAAGTCACCCTGCTTTTCAAAGAAACCTTGCTGTTCATTAAGAAACATAATCTTGTTGTTTAGAATTCTGATGATATCTTCAATTGTCATTGTTCACCCTAAAAATAAATCAAAGCCCGATACAATTCATAGTTTGAGTTTCTTACATGGTATAGATACTGCAAACCCTGTGGACTGTTCACAATCTCCATGCGATTGCCGATAACTGGTGCTGATTGAATTTGAGGAACTGAACCAAACCCATACACTTTGTTGTTCGTCAAATCCAAGTAATACACATACTGTACCAAATTAACAGCCACGCCAGGACTAAAGTAAATACGATTAACTCCATCGTATGCCCAGTAAGTCCCAGTGGTCATCGTATCGGTTTGCGGCGAAATTAAGAAACTATATTCCCATGTCTCTTTAGTAACGTCGTATCGGTCAAGTGTATTACTTGCAGTACCTCTTGGGTAATACATGTATCTGCCGTTTGATACTCCACCAAAAGCCCAGATAAGTTCAATGCCAGCACCCCTTACAGGTATTCCAAGAATGGTATAGGTGGTGGTGGCATCTGGTGCTAACCCTGTCACAGCCGCAAACGTCAAAGTGTTGCTGGTATTGCTGGTAATGGTTACTTCGTTATAAGCAGCAGCCAAACCAAACCCAGCACCACCTGTAATTCTCAATCTTTTACCAGCCCATTGATTGACTGCCCATGTCTTTGTTGAATCCACAATCGTTGTTGTAGAACCAGCACCAGAACAAATACCCCATGTATCTTGTATGTGGTAATGAGTGGTGGCATCTGGAGTAAATGTCTGGGTGCTGTAAGTCAATGTGGTGGCTGTATTGCTGGTAATGGTAAAGTAACTGTCTCTACCCGTACCACCCTGTATTCTGATTCTTGCTCCAGCCCATTGATTTGGATTCCAATTCTTGGAACTATCAATCAATGTCGTTGTACTTCCACCCGTTGCATGCCCAATATTGGCTTTGGCTGGAGTTTTATATTGTTCATCTCTACCAAAAGCAAACCCATTTATAATTACATATCTTCCAGTTCCATTTACTGGTGCAGTACCGATAGTGGCAAAGTTCAATGTTGTTGCTGTATTGGATGTAATTAATCTTGGTGTTACTACTCCACTTGTACCAACTAAATGACATTGCACCATCTTCCCAGCATGTTCGTTTGTCACCCAATTCTTGGTGCAGTCTATTAAAGCCAATGGGCCTTGACTTGCAGCGGCAGACATGCTGGCTGCTGCTGATGTAGCAATATCGAAATTGGTATAGTTGTCACAGCCAATAATCGTGACTGTCCCTGCATAATTCGCATCACCACTTAAAACAACCTGTTCACCAATTTGAAAGTTGTGGTTGATTAGAGTGGTTACATTGCACACCGTACCTACCGTATTGATAGTCACCGTTGCACCAGAACCAGTACCACCAGTGGTGCTGCTGCTGCCAGCCGAATAACCGCTACCTACCCGTAGCAGCGAAATGCCATTGATAACACCAGCCGCTGTGGAGGTAACAATTACCTTTGCATTTGTTCCTGTGGTTGACAGTGTAAGAATATCGCCAACTAAATAACCTGTTCCACCAGCATTCACAGATACAGCCGTTACACCGCCAGTTGCTCTAGTTCCTGAGTTTATACCAATAACTGGTGTGTCGATCCCTGCGTAATTACAAGCAATCAAGTTGGCAATACCATCATCATACTTGCTACCTTGCAAGACTAAATCACTGTCAATGTCGTATTGATATATCGCTGCTTGACCATTTCCACCAATGTAAATCTTGTCTCTATCGGCAACCACTTCATAGGTTGAAGTTGCATCAGGATTAGTATTCCAAGACCTAGCAACCTCAAAGTAATTTGTACCATTGCAAATGATTCGTCGTGATTGACCAACACCAGTTCCACCCGTAATACGAATGCGATAGTTCGCATATCGGTCAACTTCAAGAGTCTTACTGGTATCGGTCAACTTGTAGCTTGCTCCACTGGTTGCTGTCCCAGTTTGATAAATACCACCAACTTCGCCAGTACGTTCTATGGTTGCATCAGTACCAACCGCTGCCAAAAAGAAGTTACTTGGAACGGTTTTATATGCCCAAGTGTCTGTTGCAATGTCGTAATATTGAATTAATCCAAATGGAGCAACCGTATAACTGGTAAACATCCAAATGCCACCAGATTCAATTCGGTATTGGCTGGTGTAATCTGGTGTAACTGTCCAAGCGGAATCCACCGTAATATCACTTGCTTCAATCACAAAGTGGGTCTGTGACCCTGCTGTAATTACTGGAGCAGTTACAAAGTTGAAGTTATTAAATGAATTAAAGGGTTGATGGTTCGTATCAGACACATACACAGTGGTTGTATCGTTGTACATGATCTTTCGTACTTGGGTCATACCTGTGGAGTACGTTAATCTGACCTGATATCCAACCCATTGATTTGGCTTCCATTTCTTGGTGCTGTCACCGATGTAATTAACAGCAGCCGTCGTTGCTAACCCTTGGTCATACTTAACTGGCTCTGCACAATCTGTAACTGTTCGTACTTGTCCAGCACCCTTACCAGCAATAATTCGGATCTTGTAACCAGTAAAGATGCCTGCATTTACACCAGCAATTCTCAATTTGTTTGCGGCTGGAACACTGATTACTTTGCCATAATTTCCACTGAATTTTGAATACCGCATGGTTGCCAACACGGTGGGAGCATAAAGCGGAGCAGCCAGTTTGTGCCAAGTATTGCCATAAAGATCGTATCGATAAAACAGACCACCAATTAAATAATATAGATACCTGTCGTTCCCATCTTCGCATGCTGTCATGGCTGAAGTTGCAGCACTTGCACTAATGCATGGTTCCATCTGCTGCCACAACTGTTTCATGTCCAAAGGTTTGTTGTTGTTTGTTGCCATATTCACCTAATAAGAAATATTTCGTTGAATGCCCATATTGTAAGCACCATCTAATTGTGCTTCCCAAAACCGCCAACCAGCAACTGCACCCAAGTTGGTTTGATTGGCAACCGTCGTTACCGTGCTACATGTGGTCAGTGTGCTTATCGCTGGCAATGTACCAGAATCGACCAGAGTAACTTTTAATTGCTTGCGAATGTCTGTCACTAATCCGAAATCTAAACGGTCAAGCAGCAGCCCCATTTTTAAACAAAGGTCTGACAATGCGTTTTCTGATGCTGCATCTGTCTTGTCATCATAGAAAATCTGCAACTGGTCACTGGATGACATGGACGTTGTATCTACCGTCAACGTCAAAACACAATCAGATAAAACACCACCAGCACTTGGATTGGCGAAGTTGTACAGAATTACATTGTCTGTCACATTTGTAATTAAAAGCAATTGCGATAAATCAAAAGCATCAGCAAATGTGATTTGTTTTGCTGCTGGGTCAAATGAGTATGTGTTTATTAATTTCTTCATGTTTATCCCAATGCGATTGCCATTGCAGCCACATAGGCTGGAGTTGCGTAATCAACGTCTGGTGCGGCTGATTGCACAAACCCATTGCCTTTCAAAATACCCGATACATTCGTCAACGTCGTTCCATTAATCTTGGTCAAATTGCTGCCAACCAACTCCACTTCGATTATTTGACCAGTGTTTATAACGGCTTGAACTACTGGAGATGACGCAATCAATTGCACGTTAATATCAGTCATACGTCACTTCCTTAGTAATCTCAAACACACTTGGTTTAACGATGGTCATTACAGTTCCATCCTGTTTCGTCCACTGAATATCGTAGACATATTTTTTAAACTCCATCGATTGCGTATCGCTGTGGTCAATCGGAATGATGGCTGAACCATCAACCTCAAAAGTGCTGATGACCTTTTGCAATGCAACTGTGGAACTGGCTGTATCTGACCTAACCGTCAAATACACTGTGTCACCCGTTGCAAAGACGATGGAAGCACCATCACCATCAACCATCTTGACGGTAATACTTTCGCTGTCGCCTCTGGTCATACTTAGATTTGTGCCGCTGATAATCATAATTTACCTACAGTTATAGTATCGCCTTGGATGGCTTTACTTTGGGTTTTAATCGTTTTGCGATTATTCCAAGGTCTTGTCACATCGTCTTTGACCACAATCTGTGCATTGGGTATCCCGCCAAATTACCCGTCGATATTCTCTGCCATCAACAATCTGACCATAATCTAAAGAACGGGTGTTGTAATAATTGCTTCTATTGGGACTTCCACAGGCTGGACAGTGGGAACTTCGTACAATTACCACTGGCTTTTCCTCTGTCTTGCCCTGTGGTCTGCCACGTTTTTTACTTTCTTGCTCCATTTTCGTTACTCCTTAAAACTGTATATATGATACCTTTTGCTTTTTTTTCTTAGGTATTTCTTTATTTTCTTGAGAATTGGGGAGTTTCGGCTTCACCTCAACATTTACTCCACAACAACTTGCTGCGACATAACAGCCCACCAGACAATCCAGAAAGTGGTTATCTGGGTGGCTTGGCATCAACTTCCATTCGTCAACCACTCTGTCATTGCCACTTACCCGCATGCATGTTTCACTTCTCAACTGGTCACCAAACATTTTGTGGATGGCTGGATTGTCACCGTACAACGTCAATGCTCCAGCATCACCTCTGGCGATGTGGAGGCAATTGAACATAAAGGATTTCCAATAGTTAATATCGCTGTTGATATGTCGTATTTTCCCAGCATCTGGGAGTGGAATACGCCAATGATGACCGTTTATCTCTCCTCTTACTTTCCTGTAGAACTGGAACGGTTTGTTTCTGACACTTATAAATCGTCCATGATACGGGAGCATTATTCTGGAATGCTTACTTTCCTTGCAGAATTTGTAAACGGTTTTGGTGCTGTTTCCATAGTTGGCATCTATGAACAACCTGTCGATGTGTCTTTCATTTCCCGATTCATCTTTGTATCTGTCCTTTTCACACAGCATGTTTATTGTCTGGTCTAATCCAAAGTAAACTTGTCCATCATATCCAGACTTTGGCATCAGATGTTGCAGAGTTATTTTTGCTTGGTTCAAAGTAAAGTACAACCGCTTTTGATCTGGGAAAGAACCATAATCGATTACATAACC